TGTATGCTTGTTTGTTCTGTGTTCACTTCGTAGACAAATATGTCGGCTCTTGAATCTAGTAGGGCTAAACCCTACTCGTGGACGCTATATCTCTCTCTTGTAAAATGGCAGTAGCATTATAGCATAATTAAAATCTTCAAGTAAAGCTATGCTCCGCTTCATGCTGTTCGCCCCCTAAGTGCGTTGGGGCTCACTGTCCGAGAGCCAAGCTTGACTAGAAAAGATTTCAATTCTGCATTATCGTCTTTCATATTAATACAAAAGAAAGGAAATATATGAAAATGTTATTAATAGTATGGTTAATAGGATGCTGTATATCAGTATTTGGATTATATCAGTATAAAGAAATATTAAGATTAGAAGATAAAAATAATAAAAGAAAGGAAATAAAATGACATACGAATATCTATATAACAATGATGATAGATTCAGAACACTATGTATTCAATATGAATATGCAGTAGAAACTAATGATGATGAAATGATGTCAGAATTAGATAGTGAATTATACAGTGTATATAATGTATCAGTAACAAAGGAGGCTATATGATAGTAAATGGAGTAAAGATTATCACAAACTTATTTCGTGATGATGTAAAATTTATAAGCAAATATGGTAAGAAAATAATAGATGTAGTACCATATCATATTAATATTAAAGTAGATAAGAAAGGAAAGAAATCATGGAAAATCAAGAAATAGACACTAGTATTCATAAAGATACCAGAGTTCAAAATGATGTACTTCAAATTGATAGACGTGAAGAAATTGGAGAAGATGCAGGACAAGTTATTATATCAGCATTATCAACAATATCAGAAATGTTCATTGAAGATGACAACAATCTATCTACACAGTTTGGTAATTCAATAGGCAATATGATTAAAAATTGTCAATGGATATTAAATACCAGAAAACAATGGTTAGATAGTAATAATAAAAAGACTCAGGCATTTAAAAGAAATCCAGATGGTGAGTTCAAAGATATAGATATATTATCAATGCGAGAAAAACAAATTGACAATGTATCAGCAATAAAATTCTATATGCAATACAAATCAGCATTAGAAAAAGCATATTATAATCATACTGGTAGCCATTACAAAGAAACAACAAATCAAAATGGTCCAGTTCGTATCGTTAGATCTCAAAAATCTGATGATATGTGTGACGCTATCATTGATATATCAAAAGGAGTGGGGCTTTAGCCCCCTCCTAAAAAAATTTTTTTCCCAAAGGTTGGGGAGTTGAGTGAGCATACCGAAGGCTTGAGGTATGTATTAAACGAAAGGACACAATATGAAAGAAACATATAAACGCAAAGCAACAGGTATTGGCAGCTTTATAATAATATACTGTTTCATAGGTATGGGCGTAATAATAGGATTATTAACAGCAGGATTAAATCCAACATTAGTAATCAGTGTAGTATCAGCACCTATATGGATAGCAGTAATATTCTTATCACAAGCTATAAATAAACGAGTGATTAAAGAGGAGGAATATGAAGATGACTAAAGATGATATCAGTATGGCAATACAAGAAAACTATGGATATGATTCATGTAATGCAATACTTCATCACACTGTAAAGATGTTAGAACATATGTTTAAAAAAGAAATAACACAAAAACAAGAAGATGAAATCAGAGATATGATTAACGAATATACAGCACACAAGGAGGGCTTATGAGTTGGATAAAACAAATGCATGATGATTCGTTCAGGTTGACGAGAGATGAATTTATAAAAAAACATGGTGAAAGAAATGTAGATATATTTGATACAAATATGATGGAAAAATTAGAAAATGAACTATCACCAGCTATTACAACAATGGAATCAGAATATTACACTGATGATAATAAATTAATACAAGGAGTAAAAAACAAATGAAATACATATGGCTTAACATTTATATGAACTCTTCTCATAAATACAGATTAGGAGGAATTATAGGATGGAATATATTTAATCGCAATAAAGCAGCAAACAAACAACATACAATAATGAGGTAATATGGACTTACAAGAAAAATTTAAAACAGAAAGTTTATTAATTAGAGATAAAGTAAAAAGTAGAGATAATTATAGAACTGTTGTTATAAAAACTGAATATAATAATAAAATAGAAGATTTAGCAAGGTATTATCAAATACCTAAATCAAGAGTATTATCAGTAATTATAAGTGATGCTCATACAAAAATAATGAAAGGAAATGATAATGAGTAAAATAGGTAATTGGTTTTTAGATATGCAGGAAGCAGCTGCAGAACTAACAAAAGAACAGTTTATTAAAAAATATGGTGAAGCTAATGCAGAAGTTTGGGATGATGTTCATCACCCAAAAGATGAGCCAGATTATTCATAATAACAAAAGGAAAACAAATGACTAAAGACGAAATACATGACAAAATGACAGATGTGCAAAATGACTTTATTAAAAAGTTAGCAGATCAAGTTATTCATTTATTAAAAATTGAAAAACAAACAATAGAACAATTAAGCACATTATTAACACATGTTAAACAAATAGAAAAAAGAGTAAAAACGCTTGAAGATGATAATGGCTTTCATTTACAAGATCTAAAAAAAGAATTTAATGTGAAAGGATATACAAATGAGTGAACAATTATTACCAGCATGGCTGCCTGATTTTAATACAAAAAAGATTAATAAAAAACAAGCAGCAGAAATGATGTATAAAAGTTTAGTTAAACATTGCAAAGCATATGGCATGGATCCTGATTGTGAAGTTTCAAAACCTCAATCATATCCAAATGAATTTACACATACCAAAGATGAAATGCCTGGAAGCAATACAAATAACATACAAGTTATTTGGGAATCAGGTCCATTTGATTGGGGTGTTGGCTATTCATTAGGTAGTCACCCAAAATCATATCGCTTTGGTAAAAATATACAGGATTGGTACTTAGAAACCCACTGGGGTTTTGATGTTATATTCTGTGATGTATAAAAGAACACTTACTAATAGATTCAAGTCGACAGTTAAAACATATTAGTAAGTTAGTGGTTACTTGGTACAGTTTAGAAGTATACGCCAAAGTGCCACACAAAAAGAACATTCTACAGAACTTAACTAAGTTAGCTACTTAGAGGTAATATACTGCCTACAAAGAAAGTATATAGTAGAATTAGGGAGTAATAATCTCACATGGTTAGCCATGGAAAACTTTACTCCCCCAATGGTTAGAGCACAGTCTTTCCTCCTGAATGTTTTACTGTGTTCTTTATGAGTGCCAATGTAAGTCTGGTTTGAAACGCTTTTGGCACTTAATTAATTTTAAATGAACACCCTGAGGATACGTCAGTTAGCTGTAATTTAAAATCTGACACGAGGGTTATGGGGAATATATAATAAGCGTTAGAGCTTAACGTATTCCCCAGCGTAACTTGACGAATTAAAAAAAATAAATACAATATTTAGTATGTCAGAAGCATTAGGTACACAATTTCATAATCAGCTTATTACACAATTTGTAAAAAGAAGATATGAGTTAGGATATACTTTAGCACAAATGGATGATATACTAGGTGTAGCAAAAGGATTAGTTTCAAAATGGGAAGTAGGAATGCGACGACCATCTGGTTTTCTATTCTGCTGTTGGGCAGATAGTTTAGGATGCGAACTAGAACTAAAAGAGAAAAAAGAATTAAAGTAGGAACATACTTTGATTCATTAAGTCCACCAGAAAAAGAAAAATATAAAGAAAAAAATAAACCACCCGGCTGTCAATGCACAGCAAATGATTTAATATTAAGTAATAGTATCTATTGGTACTGTGGTAAATGTAAGGAAATAAAATGATAGATGAAAAAGATTATCCAAAAGTTTATGATAAATCTTTTGTTGTTTATTCTTTTGATGAAGAACTAACAATAGAAGATATTAATAAAGTTCTTAAAGATATGAATGTATCTGCAAGAGAATTAAATGATGACGAAGTAATATATCAAATATGACACATCATTTAAATAAACACCCAACTCAAAAACAAATAGGTGGGGATCATTATAAAAAATATAAAATACAACCTATAACTTTTATCTTAGAAAATGAACTTGGTTTTTGTGAAGGTAATATTGTAAAATACATTTGCCGATATAAACACAAAGGTAAAGAACAAGATCTAAATAAAATTATTCATTATGTAGAACTATTAAAAAGTAAACACTATGATTAACTTAAAACCAAAAATAGATGTAGATTTTAATA